ACTAGTGTAAGTATAACTTCACCTGTTGCATCTGGATCTATGCTAACAAGTAATTCAAATAGAAGTGTTATCGCATCAGCAGATACAACGGCAAGAAATGGTATTAATGTTTATGGAACAGATAATCTTGCATTTCTTGATGAAGAAAATGTGCAATCAAATGTACACGGAGACCTAGCATAATGGGTGAAATAGATGGGATGCTGTTTTGGAATATTGTCCTATCCCTGATTGTAATTCCATTTGGTTGGGTGTTCACATACCTCGTAAAAGAGGTCAAAAGGCAACAAATATTAATCAATAAAACAAGAGAAGAGATTGCATATAATTATGCAAGAAAAGATGATGTTAAGGATGACATTACAAAGCTAATGGATGCCTTACACAGACTAGAAGATAAACTAGATAAAGTTCTTTCAAAATAAGTTAGGTTACATAAATGATAGATCCTGTCAGTGCATTTGGACTTATTGTGTCTGCACACAAAACTTTGAAAAAATGTGTAGAAATGGGTCGTGATCTTTCATCAGCTACGACAGCCATCCAAAATTATGCCAGAGGTGAGGCTGAACTTGGGTTTGGTAAGGAAAGAAAAAAAAAGAAAAGATTATTTGGCGGTATCATGGATGATGCCATAGAACAGCATTTTAAGGAAGAAGAACAGAAAAGGCTTAAAGACGAATTGCGTTCAATTTTTTTACTTTATGGCTCCGCAGGTCAATGGGAACGTCTCCAAGCTACCATTGCCCATGCTAGAGCAGAACACAAAAAGGCCTTGGAAGAACAGGCCAGAAAAAGAGATTTATTAATAAACTGTACTGTTGGAGTTGTTGTAGCTTGCATTGGTGTGGCTGTAATTATCTGGTGGGCAAATTATTTAAAAGGTTAATTATGAGTAAACTTATAGATCAATTAAAACGTCATGAAGGCAAAAGACTTTTTCCATATCATTGTAGTGCAAATAAATTAACAATTGCTTATGGCAGGAACCTTGAAGATGTAGGGGTTACTGAAGAAGAGGCAGAGTTAATGCTGTCAAATGATGTAAAGAAGGTACAGGAGCAGTTAAGTGGTACAGATTGGTACAATGGCCTAGATGAAGTCAGGCAGGCTGTATGTGATAATATGTGTTTCAATCTGGGTTTTGCAGGTTTGAATACATTTCAAAAATTCATTGGTTGCCTGTCAAATGCTGACTATGAAGGTGCATCAAAAGAGATGATTACAGGATCTAATGGCGGTGAATCAAAGTGGGCATCTCAGGTAGGACAAAGGGCATATGAACTAGCTGAACAGATGCGTACTGGTCAATGGCAGGATGTATAAGGTACTTGTTACTGTTTGTATGATGCAGATACCGCAGAATTGTATGACATTGGAAAACCATGAATACCCAGTGATATATGAAACATACGATCAATGTAAAGAAAGAGCCTTGGAGATTGGCTCACAGGTTCCTGTATATATGCCAAAATGGAAAGCTATAAGATGGAGATGTATTAAGGTCAAAGAAGGCAGATTTAGTAATTATCAAAGTAAGGGAGAATAATTTGATAGGATTAATATCAGCACTAGCACCTATTGTAGGTGACATAGTCAAAGAGGCCATACCAGACCCTGACAAAAAGGCAGAGGCTGAAAACAAGGTAAGGCTTGCATTATTAGAAAACACAAAGCAAATTGAGGCATCAGCAAGTCAGATTATTCTTGCCGAGGCCAAGTCTGAAAGTTGGATTGCCAGTAGTTGGAGACCAATTTTGATGTTTAATATTACACTGATTGTAAGTGTAAATTATTTGATTTTTCCGCTTATTGAAGTGGCCACTGGTAGCAAGTTAATGATACCCCTGCCAGATGAACTTTGGACACTATTAACAGTAGGTGTTGGTGGATATGTAGTAGGTAGATCAGGAGAAAAGGTGGCTAAGACATTAAAGAAACCATAAGGCCAACCACTGTGCCAACCAAATAAATATTTTAATTATTACCCTCAAAGACTTAGGTTTTTGGGGGGTTTTTTTGTGTCTTGAATAAAAATCGTCAGGTTTTTTACATTTTTTTTGCCTATTTACTTGACCTGTAGGCATAAAAATATTACATTAAAAGAGTATTAATTTTTGAGGAGACAATACATGAAACTAAAAGCTAAAAATTGTAAAAATATAAAAGAAATCAGAAAAGTCGAAGGTGGCTATGAAGTTGGCTTCAACAGAAGCACTGACTTCATGGTTAAAAATTTTGACAATCAAAAAACTTATTATGCTATTGCAGTTTTTTCTCCCTCTATTGATAGCACTTTTTACTATTTATGTGAGGGTGATATTGATTGTGATAAGTATGAAGATAGATTTAGATATCCAAAAAATCATCAGCCAAAATACATTGATGATACTGGTATCAAGTTTTTCAACAGAGAAGAAGTCAAGTGGTTTGTATCAATGTTAACGAAAGAATATACTTTCGAGCATCAGCCAAGATTAGACAGATTACAAAATAAAGCAAAATGGTTTAGGGAGTGTGCATAAGCACATTCCTTTTTTTTGAGGAGACAAAATAGGGGGTAGACTAATGAATTGTAGAAAATCAGCACAAGAGCATATTCAATGGACAATGGAGAAGAAAAGTCTTTCTTCTCTATTTGTTGCACTTAGTGAGCCAAGATATTGTAATGCCACAAAAACTGCTAGGGGTAGCAAGATATTTTCTCTTTACTGTAATTGGAGAGAGGTTGTATGGGGCAAAAATGTTAATGGTAATCCTGTTGCTAGAGAAGAATATAGAACCCACCATATGTTAAATCTTTCAATTGATTTTGAGAAAGCTAACCAAAAGGCAATTAAATTTTGTAAAGAATTAAAAGTTACAAAACGTCTTTATTTAACTGATGAGCCAACTTATCAAAACCCTTATAACTACAGAACCCCAGAAGAATTACAGGCTGAGAAATTATGGGAATCAATTAAGGATGAAATATTTAAATTAAGAAGTTTGAAGCATAGAGTTCAAAAGCATTCATACAAAATTGCCAGACTTAGAGAAAGAAGGCTTTCACCTTCCAACTTTGTAGGTGAGGTTAATGACAGGGATGTATTTGATTTGACTTTGAAATTCAAACTTGATTTCCAGAATTACTTTAATGGCAGACCAGTAACAAGTTGGTTGAACAGTCTTGTTGATGGTCAGGGTAACGTATTTGTTTACTGGGGCAAATGCCTTGGTAACAAGGGTGATAGTATCAAAGTTAAGGCTACTATCAAAGAACACAAAGTCTATAAGGGCATTAAGCAAACAGTCGTAAATAGACCAACTATTTTAGAGGAGACAAACTAATGAAACTAGCATTTATAATTATTCCGCATGAAAAGGCATCTTCTTACCAGATTGATAAATATACTGGTCAACTTGGTAAAAAGTTTAATGGTTGCACTTATTATGAGGTAAAAGGTACTTGGCATTATGTACACTACAATGCTGAACATACTGAAAGAAATACTTCTACAAAAATTGAAGTAGCAATGGAAGAAAGTCAGACCGATGAGTTTGTTAAAATTGCTACTCAAATACTTAGAGATATTGGATCAAAACAATTAATGATCCAATTACCTGATGGCACTGTTAAGTTTTTAGAAGATAAACCAGAGGAAAACACTGAATATTTATTAATTGGTGGCACAGGCACTAAATCAATATCCAATGGTTACTCATGGTCAGAATGCAAAGTTAAGGAGACAAACTAATGACTGAATATAGAATCACTGATATTTATGTTTTTACTGGAGTTAGAAGAGGTAAGAAATTTAAATCTTACCAATTCCAATATAAAATTATGGATGAGAATACAGGTACTTGGCCTAAGCATTTCAAGAAGGTAACTAATCAAGATAAGAAGAAACTTAGAATTGAAAGAGATGCCTTGGAGAAAACATTGCAAAGTCAAGTGCAGGTAATTCAAGATGCATACTTTGAGGACATAGCTGAAAAGGCATTGGATGTAAGAAAGATGTCCATAGACAGGACTGTAAAGGGCATCAGGGCAAGGTCTTTTGATAATGATCAAAGACACTTCAACCTGCATCTAAGGCCTTACTTTGGCGGTAAATCAATCAGAAAGATAACTACAGGTGACATCAATCTTTTCATAGATAGTATGGCCAACTCTGGTAAATCTGCAAAGCTGATCAGACATTGTATCGGTACACTAAACATGATTTTGAAGTATGCTATCAACAAGGGTTACATTGCAGTCAATCCTAATAATCCAAAAGAAAGAGATAAAATTTCTGGCGGTGAAAAAGAAAGAGGTGGTTATTCTCATGATCATATTTCCTCAATGATTAAAGGTGTTGAAAATTCAACTTACTTTAAATGCTTTGTAATGTTCTCAGCATTCACAGGCCTATCTGCAAACGAATTACAAGGCCTACAGTGGGGTGATATTTGTTTTGATAGTAAAACAGTCACAGTAAATAGAACTGTTGATAACAAGGGCAATGTGCAAGATACTAAAAACTTTTACAGGGTTAGAACACTTGGCCTGCCTGATGGATTGGTTCAGATACTGAAGGAGTGGAAATTAAAGTCTCATTGTGATCTCTGGGTATTTCCAAATGCCTATGGTAAAAAACCATTTGAACAAAATGCCATGAGAAAAAATATAAAGAAGATTTGTGATCTGGCAGGAGTTCCTGATTATGGAATTGGTGGTTTTAGAAAGTATTACAATACTAGCATGATCTCCGAGGTTCCAGACCACATTAGGAAGGCTAGAATGGGGCATAGCAAGCACTCAACTACTGCCGAGACTAATTACACCATTGTTGATTTAGAGCAGGCTAGGGATGCGAAACAGGCCGATCAATTGATGAAGAAAGTTCTGGAAGTATAATCAATCATATTCAATCCCACCCTTAATTATTTGGGTGGGTTTTCTCACAACTCTTCCAGTATCTACTTCCTTCAAGGCTCTAGGATCATCTTCAAATCTTTCATTCTCTCCTAATTCCTCTGGAGTTTTTTTACTATTCTGAAATTGCAATTCATTGAATAATTCTCGCAATTCTGGGTTACCTCTCTTTGTACCCCTGCAAGCATAACAAATAGATGGCCTACGTCTCTTATGTTGCACCCTGCCTAACCTAGCACCGCAATCATTACAATAATTGTAAATGTTTTTTATATCATCTGTAGTGACTGTAAGTTTACAGGCAGGGCATTGATAAACATCATATAACTCTGTAGTTTTCAACATGG